CCCCGCCCCGGTGGACGCACGCACCGACTCGGCATTGTCGAATACTTGCTGCGCGGCCTCAGCCTGCGTCAGTTCTTCGGATTCGTCATCAGATTCATCCTGCTGTCCGAGACAGTCCACCAGTTGGTTGATGGTGGCTCGGTTCACCATTTCGGCGCGGCGTTTAGCGACTTCTTTCAGATAGTTCACTGTCCGTCCGGTGTCGTATTCACCGCCAAGCTGACCACCCTGCTCGGTGCCGACGCGGTCTGCCAACGCCTGCATTTCCTCATACAGGTCGCTGGCTAGTTCTTTGTTCCATCTTTCCGCGTCCCACCATTCCGGCATCTGCCGGAACTTCTTGCCGTCAAACGTGTAAATAGATGGTTTCAGTTCTGCCTGCTTCGCTCTCAAATAGGAAGTGACGACCGCAGCCTGCCGGCGGAACGTGCGCACCAAGATTCCCGAGAACACGTCACGGTCATCGTCCTTAACCAAGTCGGCTGCTTTAACACGAACTGCCCCGGATTTCCGGGGCAGCGTTTCCGGTTGCTTTGGTTCATCCAGCGTGGCTTCCAACGGCGGAGCAGTATCCCGCGGAGAAGCCAAACCACCCACTAGAACATTTAACGGCGTGACCAGCTGGGCAGCGTCACCACCCAAAGCTGACAGATTTTGCTTAGAACGAGCCTCGTCAGCTGTCATCCAGGGGCGCCCAACCGAAGTGGAAAGCACCGCAGCCTGTTCCTCAAAGGATCCACGCAGTTTCTCCGCCAGGTTGAACTCAACGTAAGCCCCATCAGGCGCACCCAGCCGAGGCAGCAGCAGCTTCGAAATTCGCTCTTGAATCAGCGAAATCGTTGGACCTAGAGTTTCCCCGTACAAGGCTTTGCGGAATTCACGCACGGAAGCATAGTTGGCTTGCTCCAGGAAACCCAGCATAGCCGGGTTCACATGGAACACGGACGCGATTTGCGTCATGGAAAGTTTCACGCCGTCCAGCCACTGCATCTGCTCCGCATCGAACTGGGTAGAAACGAGCTTCATGCCGTCTTCCAGCAGCAGCGTCCCGCCGGTATCCTCGCCCTTGCCGGTGAAACGAGCACGCAGAGTGGTCACAAACTTACTCCGGGCTTCTTTCGACCATGTCGCACCTTGAGGGCGTTCAATAACCTGGGTGATGCGCCCACCGTTTTTCCACACCTGAGCACGGAACTCCTGCGCCGCAAGCTGCTCGGCAATAATGCCACGCAAAGCAACAATCGGACTGACCCCACCCCAAGCATTCTCAGGAGTCCAACCGGAAAACACTAACAGATCCTCGTAATCAATTCGCACCGGCTCAGTCTGGCCAGGACGTTTGACTATTACCGCCGTAATCTCGAAAGCTCCGTGGCGAATCTCCGTAATCCACACGTTAGGAATCAGGTCAATACGCCACCCGTCGGTTTCCTCACGCACCCACCAGAAAGCCTGGTCATAGAGCGCCAGCGAAGCGACAGTCGCAAAAATCAGGTCACCGGTGACTTTTTGTGGAGACGGCACAGCCAGCAGCCGGGCCACAGCCGAATCACGGTCACGCTCCCGCGAATCACCCTCGCCACGAACATAAACATGCAACCCGAGCTGCTGAACATTACGCGCAAGGAAAGAAATCACGGTGCGCAAATGCGGAAATGCCGCATACAGCGTCGGCGCTGGAATATCATCCACCGCAGCCCTAACCGCCGTCTGGTACGCCACCAATTCTTCGGGATTATCAAAAGCCGGCCTGTCCGTGTTTTCCCAGAACCAGTTACGTGCCCAAGACAAAATGCCCAAAACCAGTCACCCCCTCTCAGATGATGAGTAACTCCGAATCCTCATAAGCAGACTCAAACTTGTTTTCAACCGGGCGGGTAGCCGCCCAAAAAGCCCCGGTCACCGCCATCAACGGCGCGCCACCCTGCGGCGACTTACGCCGGTCCCAGAACCAGGCGTCCCCTGCAGGCTTCGTCACGGCCGTAGCCGCCACCAAATCCAAAGCCGGCTGCGGACGATGCCACACCGGACGCGACACCGCCCCACCCTGCGAATCCTCAACATCTTCGCCAAGGTTCGGGTCATTCCTGCGCACCGCATCATAAAACCGGCCACAACCGATGCCCAGCTCCACACCGCCCCACCGGATAACCTCGACCCCGTCAATGGCTTCCAGCACGTCAATGAAAGACGACGCCGGCGCACCACGCTCCTGCACCACAACCTGCAGCGGGTTCTCCGTATCGGCGCGGTCATTGAACCAGCGCACCGCCCGGTCAGGGTCAAACGCCGCGGCCAACTCCACATGAGGGTCACCATCAGCACGCAATCCGCACACACCAACGAAAGCCCGCGACCTGTCCGACTCAATATCCAGACAATACCAAACCGGATTCCCCTGCGGAATCTCCGAATCAGGATCAGTCCCTGCCTTCCATGCGCCCGGCGGGAACGGGCCGTCCAGGCTGCCAGTCTCCCACTGACACATACATTCCTGCCGGAATACTTCATCGGGGTCGGTTTCCGCAGCCGCCTGCAAACTTCCCTCGGTCACCAGGTGCGGAAGCGACGGGTTAGCCATAGCCCACCCCTGCCGGTCCCACTTGTTCATGTTCGGCAAAGCAGACCACTCGAAGATTCCCAGCGTGGAATCAAAGTCAGGGACAGCTCCGGCCATCTCCCTGCCCTTGGGAGTGAACACCATGTCCGGCGCCTCAGTCTCCAACACGGCAACCGGGGCAGTCGAACAGATACCGTCCGGGTCGCCCAGACGCTCATGCGCGGCCTTACGCAGCTGATGGAGAACTACGGAACCAGCGTCCCCCGCATTAGAGCAAGTGATTATCAACGATTCCGGCCTGGCCATCGTGGTTTTCGTGATAGCCGCCCAAGCGTCCCAGTTCCGTTGTTCCCTAAGTTCGTCCAAGAAAATCAGGTCACCAGTCAGGCCACGCCCGGCGCCCTTGGTCGCGGCCTTAGTTTTGTAGCGGCGGTTGCCCTTCAGCTGCAGGGCTTTCTTCCCGTTTACCCGCCAGACTTTCTTCACATCCCCGCGCAGCGACTCCAGGGATTCTTCATCTTCCGGGTCGCAGTAAGCCACCACGCCGTTCCAGACTTCCTCTGCAGTGTCCAAGTCCTGGGAAGTACCCAACACCATCGGCACCTCGAACACGAACAGGAACCACGCAATCAAGATTCGCGCCCAAGTCGTCTTGCCATTCTGCCGCGCTACCAGAATCGCAATCGTCTTAAAGCGAAAACTACCGTCTTCGTTGCATTCCAAAGCGTGGATGTAAAGCCACTTCTGCCACTCCAACAGGTCCTCGCGAAGAACCTGCTCGGCGAAATCAATCACGTCATAGCCGTAAGTCCACCGCTCAGTCTCTGGGCTGCGCGGCTCCAAAGGGTGCAAAGGCGGAGTGAACACGCGAGGAACAACATGCCCAACCAGCCCGCCGGCAGGCTTATCCTGTCTTCCGGCTCCTGACTTTCTGCCTTTGCTTTGCAAGTTCATCAACTCCCGGCAACTTCACCCGCTCCGCCGTCTCGCTCACCGCAGCCCGCGCCGCAGGCGTCGCCAGCATCGCCTCCAAAACCTTGTTCAAATGCGGCAGCAAATACAGCGCCTTAGTCACTTCCTCACCTGAAGAAGTAGCCGACGCCTGATCTATCCGATGCGCAATCTTCCTGCCGCCAGCAATCAACGCCGCGTCACGGTCATCAACCCCGCACGCCTCAACAGTTCTGTCAAAAGCATCCACGAGATTAACCCCGTCTGGAGGCGCTGGCTCTTTCAGCCGGGAACGCACCTCAGAGATTTTCACAATCCGGTCAACCGCGCCCTGGTCACCACTAGCCGCGGCGTCCCACAGCCCAGCAGTCAGCCTATCCAGCCGAATGTTCTCAATACGCCACCGCGCCATCAGGTCAGGAACAGGCTCCGCTTCCAAAGCACGCAGCGCCCCAGCCAAAGCAACCTCAGCATTGCGCACCTCCAGCAGCTCAGCGATTTCATCAAACTGACCGCCACCCCGCCACAGCCGCAGGATTTCCCGGTCACGCTCGGAAACGTGCACCCGTTTAGCCATTCTCAATCACCTACAATCTGTGTCAGCTCCGCGCATACGATGGGGGGTCAAACCTAGGGGGGAGACGGCCAGTTTCCGCCGCGCAACCCTTTGCCGATTCTTTACTAAAGGTTTTGACTCCCCTGCCCTTTGGGGGTTTGCAGATTTCGCGGTTTTGCAGATTCGGGGTTTTTACCATTTGCGGGAACGGGAGCCGAGGCCTGCTGGGGGTTTGCGGTTGGAGCGTTGTCTGTTGCATGACCAGTGGGCTGGCGCCCAGTTGGCTGGGTCGTAGAAGTGTTCTGGGTTGTCGCTGGCGGTGGCTATGTGGTCGAGTGATAGCCGGTCTGGTTTGCTGGTGTCGTTGTAGGCGGCTGTGTAGTCGATGGGTTGCCCGCAGAGCCAGCATGGTGCGTCTGCTTGGGCTTGTTGGTTGCGCCAGGCTTGGCGTGCTTTGTTGTAGCGGTGGGTTTCAGGAGGACGGGGCATTGGGCTGTCCTCCTGTCTTGGGTCAGGTTTATTGCCTGGTGAATAGTGGCCAGGCTTGGGGCTTGTCGTTGTGGTCCTGGGTGACTGCCCAGGTGTGGAGTTTCCAGCCAACTGCGGTGATGGAGGCCATCATTTCGGTTACGTCTGGCTGGTTTCCTGATAGGCCGCTGGTGAAGAACTTTAGGTTGAGTATGGGTGCGAAGTATTGATCCCCGTTGTTCCAGGCTTCTTGTGCTTGGGTTCCGAGGTGGTCTGCTTTTGCCTGTTTGAGGAATCCCATGTGTTACCTGCTCCTTCTCAGTTCCCATAGTTCAAGTGACTCTAACGAGTATTGTGGTTCAACTTGTCAAGGATTTCAAGTGTTTCGGGGTTTTCCGTGTGTCGCGCTATTTGAATTGGCTGGTATAGGTTGCGTCCAATGTATGGTCTGACCTCGATTTTTCCTCGTTTTCCCCAGGTTCTTAGGGTTTCGATGTTAGGTGCTGGTTGCCCGGTGATTAGTTCGGTGGCTGGTAGTGCTTGGTCTGCTGGGAGCCATTTGTAGGCGATTGCTTGAATTGCTTTGGTGCGTGCTTCGGCTCGGCTGAATCGAGTTTGGCATTTTTGGCAGGTGAGGTCGTCTTTGCGGTGTTTGGGGATGTAGATGGGTTGTTGGCAGTTTGGGCAGAGGCCGAGGATGCTGGTGGTGGGTCGGCGGTCGATTATGCGCAGGGTAATTCGCAGGGCGTCTTCTAGTTCGTCGATGGCTTGGGGTGCGAGGATCCAGCGGGTGAGGGTATTTCTGTGGATTTTCCAGAATGCTCCGATGGTTCCCCATGTTGCCGGGGTGGAGGTGCCGATGTGTTTTGCAGCCTCGTTGGTCCAGGTGAGTAGGTCGTGGCGGATGATCCAGGCGGGTTCGAGTAGTCCGAGGGCGATGGGTACGGTTGAGTCAGGTATGGCGGGTTTGCCGGTGTTGGGGTCTTGGATTCGGAGTTTTTTTCCGAGGGCGTCTTGGAGTGCTTGCATGTAGGTGTTGAGGTCTGCGAGCCAGGGCATGATGTTGTCCCAGGCGTCGGGGTGTACGGTGTCGCCGGGGTTTTTGAGGGGCTGACCGGTGATGGGGCAAGTGTTAGTTGTCACTTGTTTTCTTCTTCCAGGTTGATTCGTTTTGCCGGGATGCGCTGTGTTGAGAATTTCGTTCATTCTGGGATTCTTTCTCCGTCGATGATGGCCAGTAGTTCTCGCAGGGTCATGGTGACCCACTGGTCTGCGGGGTTGGCGTTGCCGTGGCGTTTGTGGATCACGATTCCTGCCAGGGCATCGTCGTTGCCTCGCTCGGCCTCCGCCTCGGCGGCCCATCGGGCCAAATCAAGCCTTGTAGTGTTTTTGCATTCGATGACGAGGGGCTGGCCGTGGACTCGCATTCCTGCGATGTCGCCCCGGTCTTTCGCGCCATGCTTGACGCGGCGGTCGATGCGGTCGTCGCTGTAATGGGCGGCGAGGTAGTCGGCGATAGAGCGTTCAAATTTTGCTCCGGCTTGCCGGGCTGAGCGGTTGGTTCGGCTCATTTCTGGTTTCCTTCCTGTAGTTGTTCTTTCGCCCAATCGGTGAGGATTCGGGAAATGGTGGAGTTGCTGGCTATGTTGGTAACCCGGTGGTCTGACCCTGGCGTGAGTAAATCCAAGGTTTGGATGTTTCGGGTTAGTACCCGGTGAATTACCGGGTCGAGGGTGCCTGGCGCTATGAGGGTAGTGATGGTAACCGGCACGTCTTGACTGATTCGGTGAATTCGGTCTTCGGCTTGAACGACGTTGCCGGGTGTCCAATCGGTCTCTGCGAATAGGGCCTCGGAGGCGCGAGTCAATGTAAGGCCGGTTCCAGCAGCGACGATTTGGGCGACGAGGAAATCGGTTCGGCCTGCCTGGAAGCTGGTGATGGTGGCGTCCCGCTCGGCTTGTGGCGTGGCTCCGTAGTAGGTGGCGATGCGTGCGGCGGGCAGGTTTTTGGCTAGTCCTTGGGCGATGCCTTGGATTACGTCTGTGTGGATTGCCCAGATGATTAGCGGCCTGCCGGTGCCCTCATGGTGGCTGACAGCCCAGTCGATGGCGGCTGGAATCTTGGCTAGGCCGGTAGCTCTGCGTAGGGCTGAGGATTCTTTGAGGGCCGTGGTTTGTGCCCAGTTTTCAAGGGCTGTGTCGAGGTCTGCTGGTTTGGTGTTGGCGGTGATGGCGTGGATGTCATCGAGTAGCGGCTGAAGGGTTGCCTGTAGCTGCTTGGTGTCTACGTCCACCCACACTGTGTGGCGGGTTTTCGCCGGGAGGTCTTTGAGTACTTGGGTTTTGGTTCGTCTGGTCCAGGTGTGGTTTTCGAGGAGTTGGTGGAGTTCGGGGAGGTTTTCGTGTCGGGGGTCGCGGCCTCCCCAAAAGTTTTTCCGGGTGTAGCGGTCGAGGTAGTTTGCGGGGTAGTGGTGGCGGTGGTGGAGGAATTCGAGGATGGGGAGCAGGTCGAGGGGGTTGGAGATGATGGGGGTGCCGGTGAGCGCGAGGGTGTGGGGTGTGTGGTTTGCGAGGGTGAGGACTGCTTGGGTGCGTTTGGCTGTGTGGTTTTTGATGCGGTGTGCTTCATCGAGGATTAGCAGGTTTGGCTGCCAGTCGGCTAGTTGTTTGGCTAGGGCTGGCCTGGCGGTGAGGAGTGTGTCTGAGGTGATGGTGAATCCGGCGGCGGGTAGTGATGTGTCGCCGGTTTTTGAATATATGGGTTTTATTTCGATTTCGGTGTTTTTGAATGCGGGGGTGTTTTGGATGTTGGAGTTTGTTATTTCGTTTGTCCAGTTTGTTATTAGTGCTGGGGGGCAAATGATGATGGTTCGGTTTGCTTGGATTAGTGGGGCGTAGAGTATTGCTTGGAGTGTTTTTCCGAGGCCGGGTTCGTCGGCTATTAGTGTTTTTCCGTTTTTTGCGTTTAGGGCGCCTTGGATTTGGTAGGGGTAGGGCTGGTGTGTGAGCAGCCCGTGGGGCGTGGGGGGCGTGGATTGGGCGGGTGCTTCGGGTGCTGTGGTTGTCATGATACCACCCCCAGGCGGCGGTTGGCGGGTGACCACTTGTGCACAGTTTTCTTAATTGTTAACCTATATACGTATTTAATTACATAATTACTCCTGTATGACTGACATAGAGAGAAACTATACACAACTATACACAAAATGTGCTCTGACCTGCTATGATAGGGGTGTATGGTTCTTGATTTAACTATGCACAAACCATACACTAACCATACACTTTCGAGGTCTCTGCCCCTCTGGGCGGTAGAGGTCACTAAAGTTTTCCACAAGCCCATCCACAGGCAGAAAGGCGTGAGTGTATAGTTTGAGCGTATGCGCCGATGCACTGTTTCAGGGTTGCTCATCGTCCGCCTCCGAGGTCGCTCCACGCATCCTTCGGAGTGTCTTCACCGGTGTTGGCCAACGTGACGTTAGTGAATCGCTTTCCGTTTCCGTAGCGGGCTTTGCCTAGCCCGTAGACTTCTCTTAACGCCCGCCCGAGTGCGGTATTTGATATTTCTGTTTCGTTTTCCCGGTAACACCATTCTTTATATGCGCGGTTCATATCAGAACTAGATACACGCGCATATTCACCACCGCCGATAATCAGGCATTCGTCAACAAAACGGGATAGCGTATCTTCTTCGGTCGCGTATTCTTGCGAATCGGTTTTTACTGATTGTGGTGTCTGTAGTCCGTTTTCCAGATATTGTTTTGCGCCGTCGATGACCCATTGCAGGATTCCTGGCCCCTCAGCGTCCACAAGTTTCTGGTCGAGGTTTTCGATCACATCTTCCGGTTTGACTGTCTGGTTGAATCCGATGACGTTGGTTCTGCGCCAGAATGATGTGCCTCCGGTGCTAACCTTGGGCTTGTGGTTGCCCATGAGCCATAACTTGTGGGTGGGAGTGAATGTGAAGTAGTCGCGGTACATGTGCCTCGCGGTGAGTTTGTCGCCGCCGGTCAGTAGCTTCACCTTGGCTTCGTCGAATCGGTCGTTTTCGTTGATTTCAGAGCAGACGACCAGCCTCTGCCCGTCGAGGCGGGCGATTTCGGTTTCGTGCCGGTCTGGGCCGGCCATGAGGAACCGTGCTGGGGCTGAGGTGGCGTAGTCCCCTAGTATGGCTATTAGCGTGTCTAGGAGAACTGATTTGCCGTTGCCGCCGGGGCCGTATAGGAATGGCAGTATATGGTCACTGATTATGCCCGTGGCGGAGTATCCGGCGAGGCGTTGCAGGTAGCCGATCATTTCGGCATTCCCGGCGAAGGTCTGGTTGAGGAACTTGTCCCACATTGGCGTTTCCATGCGGGCTGGCGCGGCCGTGGTGGTTTTGGTGTGCCACCTGGTGGGGTCTGGCTGCCCTAGCTGGCCGGTTTTGAGGTTGATGATGCCTTCGGGTGTGTTTAGTTCGTAGGGGTGGCGGTCGAGGGTGTCTTTTTCGGCTACTAGGCGCAGGTCGGTTTGGGCCATTGTGAGTCGGTTTGTGATTCCTGCTCTGGTGAGGACTTTGGTTTTGTAGGCGGCTGCGGCTTTCTCCGTGGTTGGGAGTTGCCGGTAGAGCTGTTTGGCGAGTTCGCGAACAATGCCGCCGCCTTCGGGTTGGGGTTGCCAGACGTGGCCGTTCCAGTAGAGCCATTTGCCCCATTGCGGGACGTAGGCGATTTTGTGTTGGTAGTGTTGCGCGAACCAGAGCGCGTCGAAGTCTTCGCAGCGTTGCGGCGCGGAGGGCTCCGGGTCAGGGTTGGACACGACGAGGGCGAGGCTGCCTGCGGTGGGAGTCTGGCCTGTTCCCCCACCTGTTTTTGTCCCATTTGTCCCGGCCTGTCCTAAAGTGTCTGATTCCACCTGGGGTGGCGTGGTAGGGGGTTCCGTTTTGCTATCCCCTTCACGAACCTTAGAAACCCCGGTAGGTTCGGAGAGTTCCGAAGGCCCCATACCTGGGATGTACGGCACTAGCTGTTTGGCTTGTTGCCCGTATCCCTCGGCTGCGAGAACTCTTGCCGCTTCAGCGTGGTCGCCACCAAAATTCAGTAAACTGTATGCGCCGAATTTGGTGTATGGGATTTCTGGCTCAAACTGGGTGGAGCTGGTGAATACATAGAGCCGGTCACGGTCTGTGGCGTGGCCGGTGGTGGCGGAGATGCCGATGTTTTTGCCTGGACGCCGCCAGTATGTCGTAGAACCTGCCGTGTAGATGGCTGTCCAGCCCGCCGGTTCGAGGATTTCCGCCCAAGTGGTTTTCTGCTCGTAGTCGTCGCCTGGGCGGGTGCCCGCGTCGAAGCCGTATTCGCTGTGGCTGGCGGGGTGAGTCAGGTCAAAGCTGGTTTGGTGTGATTCAGGTGGCAGGTATTTGTTTATCGATTTGAACAGGGCTATTACGGCTTCATGTTCTTCTTCGGTCAACGTGAGGATGTGTTCGGGGCCGTAGGTGCAGATTTCCCAGGGGTTGCCGGTTTCATGGAAGGAGCCGGGGGTTGGTGCCGCGACTACGTAGCCGCCCTCGCCGCGTGTCTCTGCTAGGATTTTACCGTCCGTGTCTTTGGCTAGGCGGGTGTTTCCTGCCGGGGTGTTTTTGAGGCGGTAGAAGAAGTGGAGCCCACCGGAGGGGCTGGTTTCCGTCCAGCCGCCCCAGAATATGCGGCTGGCGAGTTCTGCCAGGCCGGAGGCTTCGGCGATGTTGAAGATGTCATCGTCTAGGTGTTGTTCGGTTGCGCGGCCTTCCAATTCCAGCATTTCGAGGTTGTTAGAGACTTTCCCGGTGATGATTCCTAGCCCGTATGCGGGGTTTTCGCGCCACCATTGGAGTATTTGTTCCGTGGTGGCGGGGATGCGCTGGTACTGTTTCCAGGGGACGGCGGGTTGTTTCGTGCCTGGCTTGACGGGGATTATGGAGAGGCCTTGGTTTGCGGCTTGGATTGCCGCAGTGAGGACTGGGTTTAGCGCGGTCATTTTTTGGCGGCCTCGTTCGTCGTGTTGAGGAAGGTTTGGGCGAAGTCTTCGGCGGGCGGTGTGTGTGGCTTCGGGGTGAGGGTCTGTTCTGGTTGTTCGCAGAGCTTGTTGAGTCTGCGGGTGATGCCGCGCGGCGCTTTGGTTTTCTCGCTCATTGTTTCTGCCCTTTCCTTGCTGTTTTGGGTTTTGCTGTTTTCCGGTGCCCGTCTGGGGTCTTGCACCCCTGCCCCAACACTGAGATGAGAGTTTTTCGTGGTGTCGTGTTGTTGGGTGAGGCGGGC